ATACTGCGTCACATAGTACGCATCCCCATGTCTTTGCTATAAAGTCATGGTTCTCATCAAATCCCCAGTCAAGAACCTTACTGATATGACTGCAGTTCATCTTGTCCCTATTCTGCTGTAAAGTTTGCTTCCGTAACTCCTACACCACCAGCAATAAGCTCGGCTTTAATTGCCTCACTTATACCTTCATGTATATAACCACCACGATAAATAACATCGTAGTCATCCTGTGTGTCATCTGGTATATAGCGAACTTGTGAATAAGTTCCACCACTTTTAACAATGGTAATACCTTTGCGGAGTTTGGCAAAGTAAAACAAACGATGCCCACCTGATGGTCCTTCTAAGACATAAGGTGTAGTGAATTTGTATGTTGCCATTAGTTCTCCTTAATGAACTTACTCCTGAGTAGGGACATTGCTGCCCCTACCCAAGCGTCAATCAACTAAGCGATTGATGAACCTGACTCAATGCGGTACAGGGCTTCTTCGCGGTAGCGAGCGAAACCAAGAACTCCGTACCAACCCATTGGGCGGTGACGCATCAACTTGTCCACTACTGGACCGATGACTACGTGTGGTTCTTCAGCAACGGCTTCTGCCATTGCTTGCTGTCCTGCTAGGATAGTGCGGTACACCTTTGCAGATGAAGCACCATCAGTTGCTGAGTAAAGACGTGGTGACTCTACGAAGTATGCACCTTCGTATGTACCGATTTCTCCAGCCCAGATACGGTCTTGTGCAGAACCGTACTGATTTGGAAGCAACCAACCTGCTGAGCCTGTTTCTGCACGAAGGTCGTGTGAAACTTCTGGGTGGATACCAGCCCAGTATAGTGAACCCTTGCGAGCGGTTGTCTTGTTAGCACGTAACTTAGCAACAGCCTTACGGATGTTAGCAGAAGATAGTGTTGCAGCAGCAGTAACTGTTGCTGTAGATGTAGCGGTTGAACCAGAGTAGATTACGTTGGTTCCGCCACGAAGTGTTGTCATTGCAACTGCGTCGATTGAATCGGCTAGGTTGAATGCGATGATGTTAGCAATTGCTGGGTCTACATCAGCAAGGCTGAATAGTTCCAAAGCGCGTGTTACAAGAACAGAGTTACCGTACTCGTTAAGAGTAATTGTAACTGATGTTGGTGTAGACATTGCTACTGCGTCTGGGTCTGTTGTCTCAGTTAGAGCAGTTGTTGCTGCCGCTAAGTCAACATAACGTTGTAGAACAACGGTTGAACCAGGAATTGATTGGTTTGTTGGGCGCTTGTCTGCGACAGAACGAATTAGGGGTTCTGAACGGAGAGCAAACTCAAGAAGACGGTCATACGCCTTCTGTACTAAACCTGCTGAACCTGCTGTGCCTCCGAGTGAATCGGACGCTGAGGATACGTAGGCATTAGCCATGTTGTCACCTCCAAGTGACTAGATACTATGAATGAGTTATTCTTGTGAACGGAGAATAGATAAGATTTCTTCTGCGGAATCCGCAGCGCCTAATCGTTGCTCTAAGTTCTCAGCTCGGTCAGGTGTGATAGCACCTTGAGTAATCGCATCCTGCTGACGTAATGCTGCACGGTCTACGTTACTTTGCGGTGTTTCCTGAGTAGTCATTCCAAACAAGTCTCCATTATCTTCAAGCCAGTTATTCACTGACTCTTCGCTAACTTCGTCTAGGTCTTTTAGAATTAAACGTACTGCTTTAGGATTCACACCCTTTTGTTCTAGGACTTCTTTGACTGTACGCTCACGCTGCGACTTGGAAAATCCCTCAAGTTGCTCAGTGAGTTCTTTGATACGTTTCTCATCGGCACGCTTAGCTTTACGCAACTTTTTAAGTAAGTCACTTCCGCTTTCGTTTCCTGTTATGGTATCGGTATCTAGTTCGTCTTCGTCTTCGTCCCAGTAGTTGTTGCTCATAGCAACTGTCCACCCTTTCGTTAGTTGAATCGCAAACCTCAGGTCTCATTCGGGGGAATGAGCTGGCTTTTGCTCCCAGTCTGTTACGCTGGCGGGGCTGGTAGGTCCGCTCAGGATATTAAAATAGGCCAGAGGCCTTTTCTCCTAGACTGCCCTTAGTAGTTCCTGCGGAACCACTGAAGGATGCAATCTCTCGCATTCTTAAGGCTTCTCTTGCGCGTTGCGCAGAAGCCATTTTTCCAAATACTTCTTGCTCGGCTTGGGTTTGACCGTAGCCTTCCATATTGCTATAGATGCTACTTAGCTTTTCAGCTTCTGGAAGGTAGCTAGCAATAGCGCTGTAACCCTTTTGCGCTGCAGCTTGGTCAACACCTTGGTTAACAAGTGCTTCAGATGTAGCTTTATATCCAGCAAGTTGTTCCGCTGTAGTGCCAACATTAAGTCCTTGTGCTCTAGCGGCTGCGCCGACTTCAGCAATCTGAACTTTTCTTGTTAGTTCTGGAAGCTTGTTCTTGGTATCTAGTACATACTCAAGCATATCAGTATCAGTAACGCCATAGGCTCTAAGTGTTTTAAGGACTAATGGGTCAGCATTCTGAATGCGGTTAACGCCAAGAGCAATACGACCTGATAGCTCCTCAGGTGCAGTATCGTTTTCAATAAACTTTGTTACATAGTCATCGGTATCATACTTGTTCAGACCATACTCGCGCAAGGTCTGACGGTAAGCGTCTTCATTCTTAAGGTATTCAAGAGGTGAAAGAACTCGTAGATTTGCCTTGATGCGTGCGTCATTAGCCCTAAAGCGTTGCTTATATTCTGGAGTTTCTTGTAGTGCTAGAGTAATAGTTGCCTCACTGGCACCTTCAATAGCCAAATTGCGAACTGCTCCCGCTAAAGATTCTAAACCATATTGCTTAAAGCGCTCTGTCATTATCTCGGTTACCGAGCGACGCTCTGCCAGAATCTTTTCTTTTTCAGCCATGGCTTTTTGTTCTTTGTCGTACAAAGCAGCAGCTTCATCGGCTGAGCTTGTCAAAGGTAGAACAGTGTTGCCTGTCGTATTAATGTTAATAGAAGCTGCCGCTGCAGTAGCGGCTGTTGCGGCTTCAGCGGCCGCTAGAGCTGCTTCTGCCTGTAGCTTAGCATCATTGGCAGCCTTAATTTCTGCTGCCGTCGTAGCGTCCTTGAGGTCCTGCTCGGCTTTAGTTATGGCTGCTTGCGCAGCTAGTGCCGCAGCGATTGCTGCCTCTTGGTCTGTTTTAATTTTTAATTCTGCAGCTATCTTATCCGCTGCTGCTTTATCTGCTGCTAGTTTATCGGCAGCAGTTTTTGCTGCTGCATCTGCATCTGCTTTAGCTTTAGCTGCTGCGTCAGCCGCTATTTTATCAGCAGACTCTTGTTCTAATTTAGAGCCAGCATCCATCGCTGCCAGTCCAGCGGCATTTGCTGCATCTTCCGCTGCCCTTAGCGCTGCTTGTCTGGCCGCCTCTTCCGCTGCTAGTCTTGCCGCGTTCTGCGCGTCATTGCCCCCAGCAGGTGCTGGCTTGGGTGCTGCTGGAGTTGGCTTGGCAAGGGTGATTACTTGACCAGGAAAAATAAGATTTGGATTATTAATTTGTGGATTAAGTTTAATTATTGTTTTTAGACTGACGTTAGCATCTTGTGCAATTTCACTGAGGGTATCACCCTTTACAACTTTATATGTATTTGCCATTAAGCAACTCCCATATCTCTAAGCACCTTTAATGATACGTTGTCCGTATAGGCAATTGCGTTGTCTGTGTATTCCCATTCTTTTGTAGAGCGTAGGTCACGCTCAAACTGCCAAACAGGTACTACTGTTGGCTTACCATCTGGGCCGACAGCCTGTAATGCTCGGCGCAAATATGGGTTATTATAAGTAACTGAATCTGGGTCTACCTCTAGGATGTTACTAATGGCACCTTTATAAGCAGATGCAAGTGAATCTACTGAGACACCATTATTAATCTGTTCAGCATAGGCAGGGAATGCGCTAGCAGATTTCATGCGAAGTTCTGCTTGAATGTCATCTATTGTTGTTGTGCCAGCAAACAAATCCTTTTGCTTCTGTTCCCAGTAAGCTTTATTTAAATAACTATCTACACCAAATGATGCGGCATAGCTCTTTAGGGCTGACGTGTCGCCGAGAACATTACCACCGAAGCCAGTAATCTTGCCTGATGTCAGAAGTAATTGGTCAAGTTGATTGTCATCCATGCCTGAATCATATGCTGTTTGTACAAGCTTATCGAATTCAGTCTGTGACATTTTGATACCTGATGATACGAGACGCTTGCGAGCAGACATGCCATACTTCTGCAGGCTATCTAAGTATACAGGATTCTGTGTAGTCTTTTCTTTAAGACGAGCACGTACCGTTCCACTTAAATTAGTATAATATTTTGATTTAAATAAAGCTTCTAGTGCAGCTCCAACGTTATTACTCTTGAAGAAAGCATATACTGCTCTGAGTTCATCACCATAGATTGGGTCGTTTAATAGTGCTTCGCTGATACCATAACTAGCTGCAGTCTCAATACCTTTGCTATCAGTAGTTACGTCTTTTGGCTCTGGGCCGCCACCATCTGTTAACACTGCTCCTATAGCCATTATGCACCCGCCAAGTTCTTAGATATCCAGCTTGACCATTCGATACGTTTAGTGCGGTCAAATTCATCTGGGTTGAGTTCTTTAAGTTTATCTTCAATAGACATCTGTGCAGTCTGAGCATTGAATCCTGGTGTGGTTGTAGTCACATTCTCTAACTTGCCAGTTGTAGGATTCTTTACTTTCTTGGTTGTAGTAACGCTGCCTTCAGCAATCATCTTATCTACGCCAGCTTTCTTGAGGATATCTTTAATTTCATCCTCTGTTCCATCACGCATATTAACTGCTTGGAATGCTGCGTTAGCGATAGCATTAGTAATCTGTGAGTCAATCTTAGTTATATTACGGTCAGGTAGATTAGCTGTACCGCTATTAGTCATAGTCTGGTTTAGGATATCCATAGGAGTTAGTTTAGCCCCAGTAGAGTACAACTCTGCAGAGGCATTAACGACTTGCTGCCACTGAGCGTAAGCTGTTATATCGTTAACATCTGTTCTACCAGCACGTACCATGGCTGACTTTACTTTAGCTTTTACTGCCTCGTCAGACCAGAATTCTTTATAAACATTGTTGACAAATCCAACATTAGGCTGAGTGGTTAGAGTAAGCTTTTTTGCACCTTTAGGCCCAGTTACTTTTTGTTTTGTTCCTAGGTATACGAACGCACCACTTGAAACATTTCCAGGCAAAATAGATTCGGGGGTAATCGCCAAACCAGAGGCTTTAGCAAGTTCCAATAGGTCAGCATCAATGCCTTTGGCAGCCATCGCTGAAGTTACAACAACTTCGTTCTTCTTAATCTTGGCTGCTTCATCGGCTTGCGCTTTAGTGTCAGCCTGAGTCTTATTTATCGCAGCTATCTCTGCCTTTGCTGAATCTAGTTTAGCCTTAAGTTTTTTAACCCGAGTTCGAACAAGGACTTTTTCTTCAGCAGTCAGCGTAGCGTCAGACTGCGTGGCCATACTAATCTGCCATTGCAAGGTCTCTATCTCTTTAGTAAGAGCTTGCTTTTGTTGTTGTGTAGTGGCCATTATTGTCCTAAGTACTTGTCGTAGATTTTATCTTGTGATAAGAATCTTTCGTAGATATCCGCGAACTCTAAGTCTCCAGCTTTAAGCTGCGATACATAGCTGTCAAGCATATACTTCAGGTCTGCATTACCCTTAGCATCTATTGATGCTGAAGGACGCACTGATAGCGTACTTGCTAGTTTATCTCTTAATTGTAGGTAGATAGCAACTGATTTCCAGGTAGGGTCTTCGCCATTATCTGCCATAAACTTTGGGTTAGTAACAATCTTGCGCAGTCCAGCAACGTTACTTGCTGACTTTAACCCGTCAGTATCCTTGTAATCTTCGTACCAAGCGCTAGATTCACCAGTTGATTCACCAGTTACTGGGTCTTTATTAGTAGCCAAGGCTTGAATCATTAGTTGCTTGCTATACTTTAGGTCCTCAGCTCCTGCTTCATCAACTGAAGTTAACCCACGTTCGGCTAACTTGGCATCAATAATTGTATTCATCTTGCGATAAATTGCCCAACCCTTGCGGGCTTCGTTCTTTTTGATAGCCTCCGCTGGGGTAGACTTGCCACGGAACTTCTCTGATGTACCAGCGCTGATGCTTGTCTCTTCCTGCCACCAATAAGCGGTAGGATTAAACTTAGCCGCGCCAGCATTATTAGTTATTAAACCAACAAGTTGTGGGTTATCTCCAGTTAATTCTGAGATTAATCCACTATACTGCTTAGCATTCTGAACTGCATCCATAGTAGCATTAGAACCTGTAGGGTTCTTACTCATGCTTGTGGAGAATTCAAAGAAGTCTGGATAGTCCTCAAGGAACTTAGCGTCAGCATCAATTCCGTATGTCTGGCTGTATTCATGCCACTTATCGATATAGTACTTGTATGGACTATCGAATTGTGGAGCAAAAGGAAGTATGAAGTTAGCGGCGGCACGCATTGAGTAATAGCTATCAGTTAATTCTTTAACCTTTGCTTCAGATAGATAAGGGGTACCATTATCACGGGCCTTGTGCTGTTCTGTTAGCCAGATTAACTGGTATGTCTTAGCGTAATCCGAACTATTCTGACCTTGTAATCTATCATATCCGCGCTTTAAGTATGTAGGAAGAATAGACTTGATAGAAGCATCTGGACCATAAGGAAAAGCAAATCCAATAACCTTGCTTAATTCTGGAACCATCTTCATTACCTGAGATGCTGGGACAGCCACTAAAGGACCAACGCTTACGCCAAATGGATTGCCTTGGAAAGCAACATCTAAGCTCTGCTTAGTCACACCAATGCGGTCAAGAGATGATAATCCCTTGCCAATAATAGGCAACTTCTTTAATCCACCAGGAACTTCAAACCACATAGTGTCTGAATTTTGTAAAGCCTTTTCCTTTGGAACTTGGTTGCCATTTTCGTCAGTTGCTATACCAATACGGTTAGGTGCGGTCCAAAGAAGAGCAGCACGGTTAACAATAACTGGATTATCTGAGGCAATCTTTAACCAAGTCTTGACTGCGTTCTCTTGTGCGGAGAAGAATGGAGATACAAAGCGCAACATCTGTGCAGCATTAGTACGACGTTCTACGTTATACAGAATACCCTTAACGCCCTTAAGCGCATCAGCACGAGCTGCTTTTTCAAGTCCATATTGAATCTCATCAAACTCTTGACGGGTAAATACTCCGCCATTGAGTTGTTCCATTGTAGCAATACGTTCTTTAATTGACTTCTGATACAGGTCAACAAACAGTGGATGACGTGCCCAAGCATTTTCAGGCATTGTGCCTAGATACTTAAATATTTCTCCACGTAAATTCTTAATTGCTTTGGAACTTTTAGCATTCAAGTTCTCATCTAGCAGGTGTCCATGGATAGTAGGCAATTCATCTGGGTTCTTTATAGCGTTACGTAAAAACTCAGGTGTAATGCGTGTTAGTTCTCCAGGCTTGTTGCCTATCATCTGTTCACGAATACCAGAGCCTTGTGGAATGTAGTTATCTACAAAACCCTTTACTTGATAAACATGCTCAAGTGATGAATCTCTTCCAATACCTAGACGAGCACGCAGTGCTTGGTTTTCTTCTAGTAGCTTGGCTACATCTTCAGGACTTTTACCCTCGACTAGCTGACGGGCTACAGTAGAGTTAGCAAAATCTTCATTAATCGTGCGGGCCCAGTCGGTATAGTAGTTGGTATCTTCTGGGCGTACAATACCGCGACCCTTTGACCCTACATTAGCTCCATATAGTTTTGAATAATCTTCAAGAAGTGCAGTAAAAGAACGCTCTGATGAGTTTAACTCACGGTATAACCCACCATTAGGGCTGCCAAATGCGTCATAAACTTTATACTCGATACCTTCAGCGCCTTGAATTACAGAAGACACGCGGAACTCACCCTGAGCAATTGTCTTCTTTGCTCCAGGAGTCAGCGAACTTTCAAATTTTCCAAGAGTTGCGCTGTTAGCTTCGTAGGCTGCAAGTTTATTTCTTAAAATTGATTGAGTGGCTGTCAACTTACCAAGGATTACTAAGTCTCCAGGATTTTGATTTAATAAATCATTGTACTTTTCAATTTCAATCTTATGAACTTCAATCTCACGACCTAGTTCTTGCACGCTATTCTTTACAGACTTGTAGTCAAGCTTCTCAACACGCTTAAAGCGGTCAACAATACGAGTACCTAAATTACTATCTGAAATATTTGATGCAAGATTGCGTGAGCCATCAGCAAAATGACGGACACTAGTCATGGCCCCAACGGTTGCCATGATGCGAAGTTGCGAATCAACTGCGTTACGCACAGGATAACCTAAACGTAGCAAAACTGAAGCTTTCCAAAGGTCGCTTGCTTCTTCAACTAAGCGTGAGCCATTGAAAGCAATTGCCTTGATTGTACTTGCCCGAGTACGGAGAACTTTATCAATTGTATCAAAGTCCGCAACTGGCAAAATATTAGCTGTCTGTGATTCGAAGATTGGCACTTTAATCATAGTGTTTGTTTCGGCATCGAATAAGAAGCCTTCTTCTTTAGCCTCACGTAGTTTGCCTGAACGAGTTGTTACGTGATGGTCATAAAGCCTTACTGCTGTATCAGCATCGATGCCATACTTTTCCGCAATTACTTTATAACCACGGTGCTCTAGCGCATTAATAATTTTACCACGCGCTTCTGGTGAAGCAGCTGCGGCATACTCATCAAGGTATCCTGCAGCATCTTCAAATGTAAATGAAGCATCAGCATTAAAGACACGGGTAATTGCATTACCAGTTTTGGATAGAGTTACCAAGCGGTTAACAATAGCTGTTACTTCGCGGATTGAATCACCCTCGTTAAGGTTCACCATACCACTTGGGCGTTCGCCTTGTAGCGAGCTCACCTTTGAATAAAGTTTATGGAATGGAGTTGGCTGGTAGACCTCAGTCTTCATTGCTCCAACTTCTTGGCTATGGAAAGGAACTGTACGGGCTATCGCTAACTCGCGTCCAACTACTTGACCAAACTTACTAATACCTTTACTAAAAGGCGCTTCAGCTGATAGCTCAAATAACTTATCCACATACTTATCATGTTTTGCCCAAGCTACTATAAATTCACGGTCAGCTGCAATTTCTTCTGGGGTGCGAAGAGTAAGCGGTAACATTCCCTCTTCTTGAGAGGATACAATCTTGCGCTCTTCATTAAGCAGTACTTTGAGTTCACTGCGTGATAATTCTCCATTAGCAATACGTAGCGGTTCAGTAATATCTGGACGCTTTAATTCATCTAGTTTGCTGATGCCAGTCTTGTCACCAAGCAATGCCTGCATTGTACTAAGTGCTTCTTCTTTGGTTGTTGTTATACCAAGAAGGTATGCGACGCTGGCTTCGTTGTTGCTTGCTTTCACCCAAGGATGATTAGCTGCCCAGATAGCATCGTTGGCAGCAAAGTCTTGAGCTAATTTATCATAGCGCAAAGCTTCTTTGCTAGCAAGGGAACTCCATGTTGGGTCAAACGCTTTAGCTTCACGGATAGCTTTGACCGCTTCAAATGCTGAATCAGCAGCCTTTTGAGCCTTGACAAATTTTCCACCAATGATTGACACATCGCCAAATAATTGAATTGTGGTATCGCCTAGTCCTGAAACTACTCTGCCGTATACGCTATCTTGAAAAGCACGCTTGCGTGAAGCTTCATCAAAGATGTCGAAGTTGCTATCCATGAACTCAGGTGTAATTGAGTCTGGAAGTAGGCCAAGGATTCCACCGCCGCCAGCACTAGCTGCAGCTTGACCAAAAGAAATCTTGTTACGATTCTCCCAGGCACGCGACCATTGACCAGTAGATGAGCCGACTAGCAATGCGCTTAAAGGCTCACGAATTAAATTTTGATTTGTCTTATCAATAGCAGCAAGCACTCCACCAATTGGGCGTGCTACATTTTTGGTCCAGTCAATTCCAGCTTGCTGAATACTGTTAAAGAAACCATTGTATTCTTCTCGTGGATTTAGTGGCGCGGTTGCCACATCCCATATAAATTTTGGTGCAGACACCACGGATAGACCAACATCGCCAATCCAGTCAGCAGTTCCTTTTGCAAGGTCTCCGATACGATTCCATACACTCATAAAACAGTACGTCCACGCATTAATAAGGACAAGGTTCTACGTGTCTCTGCTGATGTAGAAGCACGTGAGCTGATATAGCTCATTACAGGGTAGTATGAATCAAGAGTCTTGTTTGCCTGTGTGTTATCAGGAGCCATGTTACTAGGAATTTGTAGTGCTTCAGTTCCTGGGCCAGGTCCAGCATTAGCACCAAAGCTAATATCTTGACCAGGGTTCTGTGTTGGGTCAGTCAACTGTGGAACAGGTAGTAATCCCAAACCTGATGGAGAAGACATTGAGCCTTTAGCCATTGGGGCTGCTGCTTGCTGTTGCATTAAAGCTTGTCCCTGGCCGTAAGGCATACCTGTATAACGTTGTGCTGCTTGACCTGATTGGCCATTGCCGCCGTTACCTTTGACAATCATAGGATTATTTTGGTCAGCAGTTGGGCGATAACCGCCACTATTCTGATTTCCAGCCATGATTCCTCCTACTTAGAATATTGTGTTTTAATTTGAAATGGTCCTGCTGAATAAATACTTAACTTAGCAGCAATCTCTACTGCCTCTACTGGTTCTGCTCCAGCATGTAACGCACCAAGTGCAATCGGCGCACCAGAACCTACGCCGTAAAAACCGTCCCCATTGCGCATCACTGACAAATCGTCACCGATGTCAAACAGCTCACCATTAACAGCCATTAAGAATTGAAAGCGAGCACCGCTATCTTTATCTTGTGGCTCATCAAAATTAAAACCATTTATTTTTAAACATTCACGAAGTGAAGGCATTGCTTTTGTAATCATAAAATGATAAACATCTTTTTTATCTTTAACTGTAAGAACTGGTGGTTCCCAGATATGCTGTGCTATATCACAAGGAGATACTTCACCAGAACCGCCAATGATAAACGCTCCGCGTTCATTCAACTTAGTCATATCTGGATGTGACCAAAGACGGCCAGTATCATCACTTACTAAACTATCGGCAACCATGATACAACTATCGTTACGTTGCACGCCAATAATAGTTGTCATTGTCCCCTACTTTCTTATTGTCTAGTTGTTACTCTTGCCGTAGCATTACCGCCTGAAGTCAGACTTGAGAGTAAACTTTGTATATCCTGCGGTTGCTCTGGAGGGAGAGTGCCTCCTGCTGGGGCACCTTCGGGAGCAGGGGACGGTTGCTCAACCGCTTGTGGTACTCCAGCAGGAGGAACTGGTTGCGGTTGTGGGGCAAAGGTTGCTTCTATCGCATCCTCAAGTGCCTGTCCCTTTTGGCGTGCCTTAATCACAGCCGCAATTTTACGTACTACTTCTGAAGCATCCTGGCCTTGAGTAGCCATCTGTGGAATTGCTTGAGTGTATGCAGTAAGAGACCCAAGAAGTGCTGAACGCATATCTTCAATCTCAATCTTTTCTAACTCTTGTGATACGTTAACAGTAAATGGAAGTTCTCTCATCGCCATGTCCTTGGAGATAAGCTTGCCACCTAATGCCTGTAGCATAAAGATAAGACCCTGTGCAGGGTTAAGACCAGCAAGCATACCGTAACGAACATCAGCTGAGTAATCAGACTTGATATCTTTGGTTGGCTTGTAGGTAATTTCATATGGAGAACCTGAGTCGACACCACGAATGGTCTTCTCTTCAGGGTAGATAACTTCATCAACTTCAAAGCAAAGGCTGATTACATCACGAAGTGCTGCAGCAAAGATTGCCTGTGCTGACTTGACCTGTGTGTCAAAGGCTCCCATAAGAGCCTGTACGCCTTGACCTGTAACGATTGATGCATTAACATTTCCTGTACGTGATTCAGGGTAGCGAGTTCCTGTACGAAGTTCTTGATTTAGAACTTGCTGTTCAGTAAATGCACCTTGTGGAATCGAGAGCTCAACACGTCGAACACCTGCTGGGTTTGAAGTACGGATAACCGCATCTCCACCTAGCTGTAGTTCCTGTACATCTTGTGGAAGTACGATAGGAGCTTGTACAGATTTCTCAGCAGCTTCCATAGCAAGCAACGCGAAGCGGTTGCGCAGAAGCTGGATACCTAGAACATCATCAAATTGT